CAGCTTAATATCAAGATTGTCGTCTGTGAATTTAACCGATACGCTTAAGCCGCTATCGCTCATAACAACTTATTCAAATAAGATTCTGTAAAAATAACAGCGTCCCCTGTTGAAATAACAGGGGCTTTGCCGACCGTGACGGGTGCGACTACTATCACCCCATCCAAGATAAAATCACCCCCTGCTATTTTGTCTAAAGTTTTTAAAGCTTGGTCATAACGCCGCTGAATAATTCCATCTTTGTCAAGACAATCATCATATAAATACCAACGTGCAATATCTAAACAAACCTGTGTAATAATCGCGGGGAAAGTGGCGACCAAAGGCACTACATAACGCCCACCTATTGCTGAGTCTATAATCTCAGATGCTAACGCGATTGAGTTATTAAACCCTGTAATGTCGGGCGTTCCAGTGCTGTCTTTATCGGTTAGTTGGTCATATTCATTTTGACTAAACGCCGCAATAAATTCAGCACTGGTTGCGTATGCAGTCATTTTAAGACTCTGTTAATTTAACAATCGCATCGGGTTGAGTATTGATTGTCAAAGGGTTGCTTTGTGCTTCTAAATCAACACCTTTGTTGTGCGGCAATAACTCAGAACTTGAGTAATAAGGCAGCCCTGTTGTATTAACCGCCTCTAAATAATCGGCAGGCGCAAAACGTACAACAAATAAAGAACTAACACCTGTAGGCACGGCATAAGCTTCACCCGCTGGGATTGTTACATCACTATCACCGCGATAACGAATCCAAAAAATGCCGTGCGCAAAAAATGGCATAAAAGGATCTTGTCGCAAAGTTTGCGCCGCTTCGTAATTGATTAAAGTTTTTTCATTGTCAGTATGTACGATATATTTATCAAAAAAACTATCCGAGCAATAAGCTGTGATACCTGAATAACTGCGACCATCTAACGCAGCCTCGACTTGCTTAACAATCGCTTGTGCTTTAGTGCGTAATTTAGTTGCTGCGGTGGTTAAAGCCATGTTTACGGTTACTTGGGTAAAACCAAACTGTGTAAACAAATTAACCTTTGTGCCGTTGAGGTCGTAATAATTACCTAAAACAGCCTCCAAACGATGTTTTTCAAGCGTTTTATTGATGTTTTCGAGCATTGTCATTTGACGTTCATTAATGACACTTTGCACGTTTGCTAACCCGCTTTCTTGACCGAACTCACGAACGTCCTGAACCTCATCTGCTAAAACCTGTGCTGTTTGCGGAATATGCGGAACGCTGAAAGTTTCCATGCGGCGTTTTTTAGCGTTCACAGGCGTACCTACACCGCCGCGCGGCAATACTGGCAATACAACAAGCGAATTTTTACCGCTCATTTCAATCATTGCGGTTGTTGTTGTCATACCATTTTGATTGGAGAATAAACCGCTCGCTTCAAATTGGCGCGGAATATAAACTAATTCATTGATACTTTCTGTTAATGACGTGCTTTTAAAAGCGTTATTCTTAAATGGGTCATTTGTTGACATTGTAATCTCCTATCGTACAATGATGTTTAAAGCTGCCAAGCTTGCAATTCCCGCCGCTTTATCCGCCGCTGAAATACCTGTTTTCCAAACCAACAAGTCACCGTCAACCTCTTGATTCCGTGCTACAACTGCTAATAAAGCATCGGCTGTACTGGCATCTGTATCAGCAAAGGCAATAGCTACCGCGTTTTGACTACCCAGCGTGTCCGCAGCATCATGAGCTACAAACTTACCAGAACCAGCGACTACAGTGATTAGTGAAACATCACCTACAGCGTAATCAGTAGCACCATCTGCGACCGTAAACGCTAGCCCCCCGTTACTGAACGCCACTGCTACCGTACCTAACCCGATTACATTACCGTCTGGATCTATCACTTGAAAATCACCTGCGTTAGCCGATGCTGTGATAATTTCAACTGAATAAACCCCAACCTTTGCGCCTGCGCTAACTGTCACCGCTCCAATAGTCCCATCACCTGTTCCTGTGAATGCTGCCGCGCTTGCTGTACCAACGTCAACACGTCCTAAAACTTCGCCTGCCACAACATTTTCACCGCTTAACAGTATTTCATTATCGCGGGATAAAGCATCCCAACATCCAAGTGCAAATTCGCCTGCGTGATTACTTTCTGTTTGAGACATTACTTCGCTCCCATTTTGTTACGTTCTGCATAAATTTCAACAGATGTTTTTTTAGGCTTAGGCTCGCTGTTCTGATTATCATTCGACAAATTCAATAAATTATCTGGAATTGTAGGCTTAACGATAGTAAAAGAATCGACCGCTTTTTTTGAAAGAATCATCACTCAATTCAATCATAAAATCGTAATCCTCTGGTTTTTTGCCTAATCCTTTACTGAGTTTTGCAATTGATTCTTTACGCTGTGAGAGCTTAGTTTCTGCAATACCCGCTTGAATTGCTGTAATTTCAGCGTTCAGTGTTTTAATCGTTACATCACGTTCGGTAATAGTTGCCTCACGAGCTGTGATTGTTTCTTTTAAAGTCGCAATTTCAGCGTCTTTTTGCGTTACCTGCTCTTTAAGCAAATTTAACGCGGTATTATCTTCGGGCATATCTTTATCCTTTTTTTCTAAGAATTGAATGTTTGTTGAAGGGTCAACTGGAAAATGAGTTACTGAGGTTTCTTTAACTGTTGAATCGCTCCAAACGTGAATAGGGCTTTTAATTTCTAAACCATTTACTGTTATAGCCGTTTTTGGAACTTCCGACTTTTTAGCAAAAACACCAATGGATAATTGCCAATTTTCTTTAGATTTTATTAGCTCGGCGTGCTTATTATTCTTATGAAGTGTTCCGCCAACCAAAATCGAATTATCTTTTATCTCTGATTTTTCTATTTGTCCAGCTACCAAATAAGTGTCATGACTTAAAAGAAGCGGCGCAGACTCTTCAATAGTTATGCTTGATAAGTCAATAATAAGCCCTTCTGGAAACTCAGAAGGGTAAATAACCCCGCCTGCATAAGCCACAGCGTCAACAAACCGACCTGATTTTTCGAGCGTTAAAAGTGCTTTACTATCTAAATTTAATTCCATA